TAAGAAAGCAGTATACATTATTAACTGATTATTGGAAGGAATTTCAAAAAGTAGATATAGACCCATATGCAATAGATTTTACATTTACACGGAATTTCCCTCGAGATATACAGGCAGAGGCAGAAACTTTAAATCTGTTATTAACCGCAGTAAGTACAGAAACAGCGTATAGCCAAATGTCTTTCATTGCCGACCCTTTAACTGAGATTAAGAAGAAAGATTTTGAGGACAACCCCTTCAGAGAGATTGACGATATCACAGGAGCTACCGGAGCTAATGGGGAAGATATACAGAAAAAGGCTTTTAACGGGGCGCAAGTTACAGCATTAAAAGATATTGTAGAAGCGGTTTCCGCTGGAACATTAACAAAAGACGCTGCTATTGATTTAATAATGGTAGCTTTCCCTGATGTTGGCGAGGCTGTGGCAAGGAAAATGATCAACTCAGCAGGGAGTATTAAAATAAATGTCGACTAGAGATTTAGCTACTAACAGCAAGAAAGCTCTAGACAAAGCTGATAGGATAATATCATTTACAAGTGATACGCTTATTAAAAGCTATAAAACAGCTTTGATTGATGTTCGTAGTAAGTTAGCTGATTTATACAGTAGATTCTTAACACTGGAAGAGCCTACAAAAGCGCAATTAACACAGTTTATGAGGCTGTCCAATATAGAGAAAGAAATAGTTAGCATTATGAAACCTTATTTATCAGCTAATGAGGCCCTATTAAAAGACATGTCTGTATTAGGAGTAGATACAGGATTCTTTAATAATGCATGGGCTGTTGATCAAGCAACAGGGGTTAGTCAGTCCTGGGGAATGATAGACGATGTTTCAGTAAGAGCCGCCGCCGGAATTGGTGGAGATAGTGGTGAATTGAAAGGTCTATTAACAGCAAAAGAGATAAAACAGCATCAAAAAGTGTTAGAAGATGCGTTTACCAATTATAACAAAGATACTGCAAAGTGGATTAGCCAGGATATTAGACAGGGAATCATACAAGGGGAATCAGTCCCTAAAATAGCTAAACGGCTTAGAGATTCAGCTATTACTAAAAGCTATAATTCAGCAATGGTTATTGCAAGAACTGAAACACTTAGAGCAATGGGAATAGGGAACCAGGTAGCATATGATCAGGCGAGAGACGCCGGAGTCCAGATAATCGAGACATGGGATGCAACATTAGACAGCAGGACAAGGGCGAGCCATGCGAGCGCAGACGGGAAGATTAAGGATAATGTAACTGGAATGTATAGTGTGTTTGGTGGCGAGTATCCGGGCCCACGGAGAACAGGGATTGCAAAAGAAGACATAAATTGCAGATGTATCTCAGTTGGAGAGGTCGGAGGATTGAGCCCAGAATTAAGAGCATTACAGAATGAAGGCATGGAGCCTTACCAGAGCTTTGAAACATGGGCAAATAAACAAGGAATTACCGCTAATAGATTTGGCGAGAAGTATAATTTTAACGGGAGTTAATAAATGGCAGATGTAATTGATAATCAGGACAATAGTACTGAGGGTCAGACAGAAACAGTAACAGCCGAACAGTTTGGAGCATTACAAAAACAGCTTGAAACACTAATGGCAGAAAACGAAAAAACAAAAAAAGCACAGTCTGGATCAGACAAAGCAAACACAGAACTTAAAAAATTGCTTGATCAGAAAGAGAAAGAGAGAGCAAACGAAAAATTAACTAATGAGCAAAAGAACGCACAGGCTATAGCTGAAATGAAAACAGAGTTAGAGCAGGAGCGGTCAGAAAAACTCAAAGTGGTTAATACATCCCTTGCCAAGCAAATGATAATTGATGCAGATTTAAAGGTTCCCAGAGGTATAAACCGATTAGTCGGAAAGACCGAAGAGGAAACAATAAAGTTTGTTGAAGACTATATTGCAGATAGGCAAGATGAAGATGCAACGAAAAAAGACATTTATGCAAAAAAGAACGGTCGCAAAGTAGTTGATACAACATTAAAAAGTATGGATGCCATGAGTTATGAAGATATGGCGGCATTGTCTCAGGAAAAGTTTGACGCAATTCCAAAGGACGTTGTAAACAAGGCTATGAACGCGGCACTTAATAGGAGTAAATAATGAGTTTTGAAAATTTTAAACCAACTTTATGGAGTACACGATACATAAACAACACTGATAAAAGACTAGTGTTCAGCCAGGTCGTTGATACTTCCTGGGATATTGTCGGTGGAAAGGCAATGAAAATAAACGAGATCGGAGACGTTTCTGTTACAGATTATACCTCAACAGGTGTAACATTTCAGGATATTCCAGATGCACAGAAAGAATTCCCAATTGATCAGAAAAAGAAGTTTGCATTTCAGATAAAAGATGTGGATAAGGCGCAGATGAATGTAGGCCTTATGGATGGGTCAATGAAAAAGGCTGCATTTTCAATGGGTGATACTATTGATAGTTATATTGCAGGGAAATACCTGGAAGCAGGGATCACAAATGCTACAAATCTTGGTAGTGCAACAACTGGATTAAATCTGTATGCAAATATGATGCCTGATCTTATTACGTATATGCAGCGATATTTGAAAGAAGCCAACGCACACGAAAGACCTTGGTGTGTTGCTCCTCCATGGTTTATGCAACTAATTGGTTATGGTATGTATACATATGGTGCAAAACAGTTTGATACACCGGGTGCTGTAAACGATGCACCTCTTAGCGGCGCATTTCCTTTTATGGGATTTGATTTTTATGAGTCAAATAACGTTTCAAATGATGGTACAGACTACCGGATTATGTTTGGTACACGTGATGCAATAGGTTTTAAGATGCAGCTCGAAGAAATAGAAGCTGTAAGATTAGAGAATTATTTCTCTGATGGTATTAAAGGGTTAAGTATGTATGGATCTAAGGTAATTAGACCTGATCACTTAGGCGTAGTTCATGCACAGTTTAGCGGATTAACAACCTAATAGGAGGGTAAGATGGCAGGATCAAGTGCAATAACCGTATTAACAGCGGTAAAAAATACAGCAGTTCTATGGGCAAGTTCCGTAAAGACTGCAAATGATACAGGGTTCGCAACTCTGGACGTGTCCACTATGGACGGGTCAAAAGTTATATTTCTGATAGCAAGAACAGGGGCAAAGGCAGAAACTCTTGTTGTAATGGCCGGGTCAACTGCATTGGTAGGGGATCAGGAGTATTCAGCTATTGGTATTGGCGATTATGAGAAGGCTACTACTGTAGCTGGAAGATATGTTGCTGGCCCATTTGAGACAGCAAGATTTAAAGATACAGACGGTAAAATTAAGATTGCCGCATCGACAGCATCAACAGGGGTTATTTCTGTTGAAGCAATACTGTTAGCTTAAAGGGGATAATTTGAGCGAATCAAAGAAAGCACAGCGGCCTAATAAGCCGTTGTGTATTATAGGAACAGCGGGAACCTCTAAAGATGCACCTTATGATTTGAAACTAGAGGGTGAAGATGATTATATGTATGATATATGGGGTATCAATACAGCATTAACAAAACCGGATGTTACCCGGATGGATGTATGCTTTGAGATGCACCCTAAAAGATATTGGGGTCAATTACCAGTTCAGCAAAGGCTTAATGAATTTGATGGACGGGTTATAATGCAAGAGCATACAGATCTAATCCCAAATAGTGAAGCGTACCCCTATGATGAGATTAAGAAGAAATATCACCTTGATGTGATGGGTGAAAATCTTTACGTCACTAATACAATAACCTATATAATCTTGATGGCCTTAGAAAGAGGTTATACCGATATTAGTCTTTATGGCATACATATGTCACATGAAACAGAGTATGCATACCAGAGAGCAAGCTGCTCATGGGTTTTAGGAATTATACACGGGTGGATATTGGACGGGAAACCGTACAAACTAACTATTCCTCCTGAGAGTGAATTACTAAAAGCTGAATATGAATACGGATATGATGAACCGACAAAAGCAATGGAGTATCTTAAAGGCAGACAAGCAGGGATGAAGGCTGGGATTGACCAGGCAGATGCGCAGATAAGATCTCTTGAAACTAGTAAGTGGAAAACAGAGGGTGCATTGTCAGAAGCAAAGCATATTCACGATAAACTAGCAGGGTGGAAATAAATGGCATTAATGACAACAGCAGAAGTTAAAAGCGTACTCGGAATAACAGCATCGACATATGATACTCAGATAGCGTTCTTCTTGCCGATTGTCGAAGATGACCTACTTGACTACCTAAACACCACGTTTTCAGATGGATATATATATAAAGAATCAGGAAGCGCATTCAAGTTTATTCGTGGGGATTCAGACACAGCCGATTATATTGGCGATACTGAAGCAGAATTTACAAAGAAAGGCTTTTTGTCCGGTATGGACATTATGATTCAGGGTGGTGGTGCTAATGTCGGACTACATACTATTAGTTCTGCATCTACTGGAAGATTGTTATTATCTGAAACAGGGATTCTGATAGACCAAACCCAAAATGATACCAAAGATGATAATGACATAGGGAATATTTTGATTAGCCGGGTAAAATGGCCTAATGCTATAAAACTTCCAGCAGCTAAAATGATATGGAGCTTGATTGATAAAGGCAAGGTAGACGACGTAAAAAGCGAAAAACTTGACGATTATTCGATAACTTATATCGGTGGCAATGCGTATCCGGCAGCTATTACTGATATGCTTCAGAAGTGGCGAAGACCGGAGTTCGGATGAGCATAGACAGGTTTTATACAGAGACAATAATCCTACTCGATAGTGACTCCTCAACCGGTGGATACTGGAGTACGTCAACGGGGTCAGCTTATTCAACGGCTGCAAGCATAAAAGCCGCAGTAAATTTATTAAGTGCTGATGAAACCGCAGCATATGGTAAGCTTGGGTATAATGCAAAGTATAAAGCTTATTGCGATGTTAGCACGGAGGTATATGCAGGAAGAAGATGTAGATGGAATAGTGATACTTTTGATATTGTTGCTGATCCTAAAAACACCTTGCAAAAAAACCATCATTTAAAGATTCTTTTAAGGGATGTAACCTGATGTTAGATATTAAACTGGTTAGAAAGCGACATGCAAGCTACCCTGAGATATTTAGAGCTATAAACAGAAACTTCTTGCCAAAAGCAGGGGTAGCGGTACAGGCAGAAGCTATTAGGCTTGCACCTGTAGACCTTGGGAGATTAAAAGGTTCTATAAAATTCAAGGTTTCAGGGGATCAAGTAAAGGTTGGTACTAATGTTGAATATGCAGCTTATCAAGAATATGGTACATATAAAATGAGAGGGAAACCTTTTCTTAGGCCAGCACTTGATAATAATAGAAGGTTCCTTGTTGCATTATGGGCTGATACGTATGAAAAAGTATTCAGAATACTGGGGCCGTAATTATGGCAGATAGCATTGAAGAAGTAGTGTATACATATTTAACAACAGATAGTGTTTTTATGGCTAATTTCTCCGGAGTGTACTGGCAGGAAGCAGACGCAAGCGTAGCACCATATATTGTATTTTGGTTAGTAGATGACCCTGGAATTGAAACAAGATTAAATAAGGCAGAACAGGGTGAGGCGAGAATACAATTCGACCTATGGGATACTAGCAAAATACGGGGTGCAAGGCTACATACTGCACTAACAACAAAAGTAAGGGCATTAAATGAAACATCAGGCGGTTATTATGTTTTAACAACAGGGATAACTAAGCAAACGATTCAGAGAGAATCAACTACAGATCCGTACCACTTTATTGTGGATGGAATTATAAAGTGGAATAAGGAGTAACATTATGGGCAACGGAGCACCGATACACGGACGAGAGGGAGTTTTAAACTTAAGTACTGGGAGCGGTTCAACAAATTACGGGACAGAGATAGCTTACACAAATTCATTTACCTGGACACCAAGCAAAGACAATGCAGAGATTACACCATTGAATAGCAATAGTAAAATATTTGTAGAGGGGTTAGTTAGTGGGGCGCTTACAATGGAAGGTTCGTTGATTGCGGGGCAGGCACAGCAGGCAATTTTAATAAGCAGATTTGCTAAAACGTTAATTAACGATACAGATTATGATACCGCAGCAGTTGCGATTACAGACGGGAACATGTATTTTCACGGGATCCTAAAGCCGATTGACACAAAAGGAACAAGTGACGATATAGGTGGACAGAAAATTGTGGTGCCTATACTTGCCAGCGGTTTAACCTTGGGAGATGCCGGAGCCGATATAGTCGGGTTTAGTTATAACGGTGTTCAGAATGGTGATGCAACATATGTATACTCAACAGATACAGCCGCCGGATTGCCAAAGAAATTATATTAGGGGATTGAATGATAATTGAAGTAAAAAACAAAGATACGTTTATACCTACTTATGGTGGAAACGATAAGCAACCTGAAGGGGAGCAAATCAAAGTACATCATAGATTTTTACTACCGGGAGAGCGGAAAAAATACGTTTACACTCGCCCTGTACGGATAGACAAGTTAAAAGGCACTGTCAATAGTGATGTAGAAGCG